ACCAAAATGAGAAACCATAGTACCTTCTACGGTCTTAACATTCTGAGTAGCTGTTCGTTGTGTTTCAATCCTAGTAATAGACTTAGTTACAATATCTTCGATAGCTTCTGTAGTCAACGAGGGATTATTATTTCCCTTTGGCTCATCAGCATTTTGCTTAGACTTATTAAGTTCAGCACGAAGCTGAGCTAACTGATCTTCAGCATTAATCTTCTTTTCTAGTTCAGCACGTAGAGAAGCATTTTCAGATTTTACTTGTTCAATGAAAGCATCTGCTTCCATCTTACCTTTCTCTAAAGCCTGAACACTATCAAACTTTTTGCCGGGTCCGACTAATTGTAATTCTGCAGCTCCAGGGATCTCTGTAGGTACAGTTGAGTCAAAGATTGTGGTCATCTTTATTCCTTCTTAAGTTGGGTCAAGTTAAGTAATTTAGTTAAAGCTCGTAATTGTCCGAGCCTATCTGCTTCTTTATAAGCCCAACTAGGACTATCATAATCAGAAGCAGGGGGAATATTTAATGAAGTAATTTCTTGTTTAATAATCTGAGATAAGATATCCAAGGCTTCTCTAGAACCTCTGATAATACTTTCCCGTTTATTCTTATCGTCTTCTGCCTGAAGACCAATAAACCATTTGATATTAAGCATTAGGTTGATCGGCTGTAGTTAAACCAGGAGGAGTAATAGCCCCTACATCAACCCGTTCTTGAGCTACATTAGCTAGACGAGCAGTCTCTTGTTCTTCGATTACTCGGATGTTCTCTCCATAGATAGCATACTCATCTAGATCAGTTAGTCGTTCTACAAGCTTAGCAATCTTCTTACCACTTAGATGGCGATTGACAGCTGGGTCTTGTAAGAGAGGCGAGTTCGCCAAGGAGACAATGTTCTGTAAGAGATTAGCTTGTGCTGCAAAGTGAGATGCACCGATAGGGCGAAGATTGCCATTAGCTGTGATATCTTCTTTTGTAATAGTAGAAAACACAATGGCATCAATCTGGCTATCAAGTGTACGTGTAACATCATTAGAAGACATATTCTTTCTAGCTAACTGCAGCATATAGTTATAAAGTTTTTGAGCAAAGACTCTTTCGAACTGTTCAATCTTATTATTAAAGATACGGCTAGCTGCGTTATCTAGTTTCTGAACTTCAAACTTAGTCTTCTCACCAGGACTACGGATACCCATTGCTTCTCTAGGAGCACCGGCCATCTGTTCCATACGTTGTTCAAGTACATCAATCTGGTTATCAGCATTAAGGGCAGTGACATCTGGATGCATAAAGACTACATCACCATCTTCACCAACGATGATACGGCTACCAGGTTCATAAACAAAGTTCTCAACATAACCCTTAATCTTAAGAACTGGGAATGCAATCATATCGAAGGCATCAGCCTTAAGATTCTCTAGATGATCCATACGGTATTGCATACCAACAAGATTATCTAATGGCCCCATTGCATAAAGATTATCAGGACGAATCCTCCAACCAGCATGAAAGATAGCAGGACCCACAGTCCAGTCTGGATTCTTTTCTTTACGAATAATAAAGCAACGATCGATTACTGAGATGATATGATTCTCTAGAAACTTCTGTTGCTGGATATCATAGAGATCTCCATAGAAGGTTAGGATCTCTACATAATCAGAACCGAAATAGTGTTGAATAGAACTAAAACCATCAATCTGTAGACCATCAGACTTTAGAGTATCACCCCTAGAGATACCTGCTACCTTTGATCTAATACCCGTACTTTTATCTAAAGCCTGCTTGTATGCTCTTGCTTCATCAGTATTAGGATCCATAGTCTGTAGATCTTTGTAGAGTTCTCCTAATGATTTAATAGATCGTATAATCTTAGGAGACTTCTCAAATGATGGAGCTAATGGATTAAAGACAATATCATAAGGACTAAAGCGTACAATCCTAGGACCTACATAACCTCGAATAACAGTACCAGTCTCATCTGTAGTAGATTCATCTACCCATTCTGCTGTAGCAAAACAATTGCCGTAGTCAATATAATCTAGAACTAATTGAGAGATAATAATCTCAGCATTATCCTGCCTAAGCTTAGTACGCATATAACTTTCAATAGCCTTGGCCTTAGTCTCTAGTTCATCATCTGCAGTGCTACCTTCCCACTGTAACCAATGCTCATTAGGAAACATAGCTTCCATATAGTTGGCATGTAGGTTATCTCTAATCTGAGTAAGCTTAGGGATAGTAGTTGAATTCTTCCAAGGTAGTTTAGAATTAGAAGTCTTACGAGTATCTGTAGCGAATAGATAGTTACGAAGTTCTTTCTTTTCTTCAAGCCATTTCTGACGGAAGTTATCCCATTCAGAATATTTCTGAGATATAACTTCTGCTAATTGATCCTTACTATCTGCTAATAGTTGGTTTATATTTAGAACTCTTCCAGCCATTAGTGGGCTATGCCTCCAAATCGTGAACTAAAGGATAAAATATTATTCTGTCTAGTAGATAGCTGGTTCATACCAGTAGGAGGAATAGCAATCTCAATAGCCGATGCTAGTGCATCTTTAACGTCATCATGTGGAGGGTTATGTAGAATTAGTTCATCCTCTAATGTCTGAATCTCTCCACCTTGGTAATGCCAGATCTGCATATTATCATACCTAGGTTCTAGGATAGCAGCCATTCGTTCTTCTTTAGCACCCATATGACGTGTAGGTTTGTACTCATCAATACTTAAAGCAAGACCATTAGGCTGGATGTAGTTACTCTTGAGTTCCTTGACTACAGAACTCTGAGCAGCTGTACATTCTGCTCTAAGCTTTCTAAAGTCCCATTTAATATGCTTCTCTAGGATTAGTTTATAGTAGTCTGAGATCTTGTCGGTCTTAATACGCTCTATGTCTAAAACATAAATATTCTTCATAGAGTCAATACCGATAACCACAATAGCAGTATGATCAGCCTTCTTAGCGGTAGAGAATGCAAAATCTATACTGGCATAGATATTTAAAGCTTTATCTTTAATCCACCATCTACCATTATTTCTAGTTAGAAACTTTCTTTCAAAGTATTGAAACTTATTCCTATCGATAGCAAGGTCTGTAGAATCATTAGGATCATTGTAGTACTGAGCTCTAAACTGTCTGCGATCTAAGTACTTAGCCCTCTTTTCGGCTAGGATACGTTGATCAAACCCAAACCATTTACCATCATGCCGTTGTTGCCTAGGCCATAAGAACTGACCAGTACCATCACCTCTATCTTCTACCTGCTTCTCAAAGATTTCATAGACTGGTTCATGACCTGTAACCTCACCAGCCTTATTATAAATCTCTACTTCCATCTGAATCATATCACCGTAGACATCCCTAGGATCATACCTCGTACCTACTACCCACTCTTCAGAATCAGTACCAGCAATAGACTGGGCTAAAGAATACTGGGACTTAACCTTATCTCTACCCTCTTTGGTGTATGCATTCTCGTAGACTACAATATCATCAAATACTAGAATATCACAATGCATACCAGTAAGGCTAGTAGTAAGACCACCAGTAAAGACAGAAGGATCTCTAATACCCTCTTCCCTACGTAGTGGATGGGTAAGCTCAATCTCGGATGTAGTCCACTTAGGTAACCTACCTGTAATAGGATCTACGTATTCTAGATTTAAATGCTCAGGCCAGTAGTATTGAAACGTCTCACTAGATAGAATATCTTTAATAGATTTTAATTGCTTCTCAGCTAGATTAGCAGTGCTACTTAAATACAATATACGAATATCAGGTCTCTTAGCTAGTTCCCAAGCACACCTATAAGCAACTAGTGCTGACTTCTGATGATCTCTAGGGAGTAGGGATAATTGATTCTTCTTCCTAGTATCTTTAGTCCACCAGGAGATTAATTCCCTATGAACCTGCCCTAAGACACGATGAGGAGCTACTAGCTTAATAAAAGTTTCTAAGTCTCTTTCAGCTGCTAGTCGGATATCGTCTTTAGAAGCCATTTAAACGCTCACTGAATAGGGGACTATGTAGTCAGGTAGGTGGGTAGCTGACACTAACTAGATGCCACTTCCTTGGGCTCTATAGCTAATCCTAGGCCTATTCGTTCTGAATCTTTAGCTAGTCTGTCCTTAACTGCCTGTTCTTTAGCTCTTTCAGCTTTAGAACTCTTACCTCTCTTAGATTTCTCTTTGTAACCACCATCAGCAATGTACTTGGCAGATTGGGTCGAGGTCTTGGAGTCTGACCCAGCATCAGCCATGATCTTTGCTAAAGCCTTTGAACGTATCAAGACTTCTAGTTCTTCTCTCCAAAGTAAAATATAAGGTTCGAACCATTTAAGAGTTACTAGAATTTGCCAATGCTGCCATCCACCTAAATGCTTAGTAGCAAACTCGTACTCTGTAGGGTCTTGACAGTCGAGGTAGAGTCTTTTAAGAGAAGGCTTACCTTGATGGTCATGATCTTTTAGGGTGAACAATGGTTCATAGGAGACATCAGATGGATCTAAACGCATTTTATTATAATAGGTTTCAATGAATAGACTTTGGGTTCTCCAACGGTTCATTGAGTCTTTGAAGATAGATTTTTCTACATCTAGGTGTCTAAGCATTAACATTCCATTTATTAGATAGGGGTTTCTTACTAACCATTATACTGCTATTTAAGATAAAAGTCAAGCTTTATTTTCTATTAGTTTTAGGCTTTAAGCTTTAGACTACAAAGGCCAAAGTGCGGGTTATATAGATTATATAGGCTTAGAGTTTATATAAATTATATAGATCTATATAGTTATAACTAGTAATATACTAATAGACTACTAACTGATATTACATAGTTTAATTAAAATGGTATAGATCTATATAAACTGTATAATCTATATAAGCCTCTTCCGTCTATACGACTTAGTATACTCTAGTTTAGCCAGATTGTCAAGAGTTATTTTATAAAACTTTGGAAATTTATGTAGAAAATCTAAGCGTCAGATAGAATTCAA